TAATCATTCAATATTATACGGCTGTGCATCAGGCATATTCGCACTAATATGTGCAGGCTGTGTCAAAAGGTCTGAAAAGTATCAGACTAAGATGGATAACTGGAGTTACAAACATTATCTAGATAAAAATGAATAGTAGCTATGCACACAAAGACTTTGGAGTACTAGTTGTACTCTTTCTCCTTGCGGTGTGGTTAACATCTTGCTCATCACCTAAAGTATTAACAGGTGATGGATATGTTAAAACACATTGTAGATTAAAACGATGAGGTTAGTTATATTATGCATTTGTGTCATAGCTCTAGGTAGCTGTGGCACAACGCATAGTCTTGAGCGTGCTAAGCTCGACTATGAACTTGACCAACTGTGGTCAGAGTACAATTACAAGGCTGATTCTATTTGGATTCAGTATCAAAACAGATTACCAGATAACATCTCGGTGGATGATCCTTCACCAACTGACTAAGCTTTACGCTAAAGGTTGGACGAGATTTATTAAAGAATAGATACCAACACTGACTACAATTGGTGTCCATGTTGGAAGTTTAAAATACTTTCTGGAATAAACCTGAAATAGAGTCTAATACATCAGTTTGTAGCGTATTAGAATGCTATCCTCAGCTGAAATAGAGCTGTGACAGCGGTACTAAAGTCATATAAAGATTAAACCCGGTTTGACATCTATTCTTTTTTTAATAACATTATTAACATTACTTACATTTAAACGATATGGAAAACGCATTAGAATTTAGAGATGAACAATTTGATATATTAAATCATCACAAGACATTGCCTCTTGGTGGCTCATGGCCTAAAAAAGAAGGCGAGAAAATACCAAAAATTAATAATAACACATTAAAGTTTAAAGATCTTTTATGGCTTAAAGACTATAACTTTTATAATACACGTGCAAGTCTCAAGTACAGAGCAATTATAGACTTTGATAACGGATGGTATGTATCTATTATAAATGGAGACCATACTTTTGCAGACTTCGATGAGTATGAGATGGCAATATTTAATTCAGAAGGACAGATGATAAATCCTTATGGATCTTTAACTTACCTTAGCGATACAGATGAATGGATGGGAGAAGTTCTAGAACGACTTGACCCAGAAGGTGTAGAAGAGTATCTTTTGAAAGCTTCTAAAGCAGATTTTGACGATAATGGTCAGATTATTATCGCCTAATAAACAGAGTAGCCGCGCTGTAAAGACGGCTAAGCTAACCACATTTATTAACCTTTTATACATTATTAACATGCGCTACGTAGTTACTTACACTGCAAACAGTTGTGATGAACACGATTGTGACCCAATCTATCACACACACAAATTTTCTAGAACTTTTAGGGATGAGATAGATGCCTTACATTTTCTAGGTGAATGCACAAGCAATCACAAAGACCTTCACGCAATAGAAGAACCAGTTGAAACTGAAGAAACAGAGACACTGAAGACATTTGTTGACCACGAAGGAACAATTATCTATTATTATTAATCATTATTAACATTTTAATCATGGCAAATTTATTGCACAGTGGTGACCTTAACACTCTAAAACTAGGTCAAACTTTACTTACAAGATTCAGAAAGATTGAAGGTGGCTTTGTCCAAATGGAATTGGCAGAAGTCAAAGAAGGATCTCGCGGCTTATCAGCTGCGTTTGTATTTAATCAATCTGATAACAGATTTAGTAGAAACTCTGCACGAAGAGCGTGGCAACCAGCTACACCTTCTGATGTAGAGACTGCACTTGGTATCTCAATTGGAGATGCTGAAGGTTGGGAAATGGATGACATGGGTAATGAAATACTTACTGTGAATATTCTTAATCCGGTTGCTTCTTTTGAAGGACAGGAGTTTCCATTACGAGTTCAAATTGTAGAAACTACTGAGCCAACAGAATGGCAAAGAGCTAATGTTCAGACCACTGCTAAGCGTAAGGGTAAGGACGGAGAGTTTATTCTACACAACGGTGAATACATATTCACTCGTTCCTCTATTGTATTCAACGAGCCAGTAGATGTATATTTGGAGGCTGATTCAGCACCTGTACAGAAACCTACTATCGAAAAAGTTGACATTGCAACAGGAGAGATAGTAAATTAATGTAAATAAAATGGGTATATCACTTGTGTGGTATATCCATTTTTACTATATTTGCTAAGTTTTATAAAGAATATTTATACATAATTATCTAAATCATTGAAAATGAATACATTAATCAAGAACGCAGGTAAAGTAGTAGCTACAGTATCTGCATCTCACAATGTCACAGTAACTGAAAAAATGATTACTATTGACTTGTTTAATACCACGACTAAAACCAAAACCAAAAGACGTGGAAGACCTACAGGGTCTAAAACTAAAACTACTAAGTCCAAGACTAAGTAGTAATAATTTCACACAATTGTTTTTATTGATGATGAAGGGGCCTTGTGCCCCTTTGTTGTCTCAATCCTATCAACTATGAATAATACAGTTTTAACCAGAGATGAAGTATCATTACTTATACACAGTGTACAGCGCACTTTAATTAAGCTAGAACAATATGATCCTAACAGTGAAATAGTTCGTAAGCATAGGGTATTGCTTAAGACAATGTTAGATATAGAACAAGATCTTCATAAAGAAATTAAAAAAGAACCTATAAATGTTTACAAATAATGGGAAAGATGAAAGAAATATACATGGACTTGCAACAAGGCTATGACCAAGAATTAAAAGCTGCATATATGATGGCTATAAAAGATAACAGAGATACTGTTTTTGTTCACGGTAGAGAAGTATCACTAGCTTACGCTGAATACTTACTACAGTTTGATGAAACTTTCTTAAAACAGTTTAGAGATGATTACACTAATAACGAAAACAACGAGTCTAAGTGATTCGTATAAACTAGGTACTATTGAAGACGTGGTCAAGTACTGCCACAACAAAGAAGTTCTAGGTGTAGACACAGAAACAGAAGGCTTTGACTTCACATGTAAGAAGATGATTATGTTTCAGATTGGCGACGAACATCAACAGTTTGTCATTGACACTAGATTCATAGACATCAGTCCTTTGAAGAACATACTAGAATCACCAGCTATAACAAAGATATTTCACAATGCTAAGTTTGACTACAAGTTTATTAAGAAGTGGTCAGGCATAGAATGTGATGGAGTTTACGATACGTTTTTGGTTGAAAGAATACTATCTTGTGGTCGTCACATAGGTTATGGACTGAAAGACCTCTGTAAACGCTACTTAAATGTAGAATTAAATAAGGAAATCAGAAACCAATTTATAGGGTTATCCGGTGAAGCCTATCGTGATGACCAGATAGTATACGGTGCTAAAGATGTAGAGTATCTATGTAAGCTACGTAAGCTACAGCTCCCAAAAATACAAGAGTTTAAACTACAACGTGTGGTAGAACTTGAAAATCGTGCAGTGTTAGCATTCTCTGATATTGAATACAATGGTATTGATATTGACAAGGATGCTTGGGAGGTCATTGCACGAGCAAGCGAACAAGAAGCCTTGGACATGAGAGATGAATTAGATAACCTGGTGTTAATCGTCCCAGAGTTGTCGTGCTTTGTGTTATCTCATATCCAAGGTGACTTGTTTACACCACAAGAAGAACTACGTAAAGTTGGGGTCAAATGGACTAGCCCTACACAAGTTCTAAAAGTATTTCAAAAACTAGTCCCTGAACTAGAAGACGTTAACGGTAAGAAGATGTACAAGTACAGACGTCAGCATAAGATCATTGACTTGTATGTTAAGTACAAAGAAAAGATGAAGCTGGCTACTTCTTATGGTAGTGACTTCTTTAAATTTGTTTCAAGCGATGGTAAGATACATACGCAATTCAATCAAATACTTGACACTGGACGCGTCGCATCCAAGAAGCCAAACATGCAACAGATACCTGCGGATAATAAGTTCCGTAATTGTTTTCTGGCTCCTGATGGTTGGTGCTTCGTTTCTTCTGACTACTCTTCTCAGGAACTTAATGTGATTGCATTTGGTAGTCAAGACCCTGTATGGATAAAAGCTCTTGAACAAGGGCAAGACTTGCACAGTGTATGTGCTGACCTTGTATACGGACAAGAGTGGGCGGACGCCGCTGAAGATGATTGTAGTTATATGATAAACAAGAGTAAATGTAAGTGTCCCAGACATGGTAGGCTACGCACAAATGTTAAGACAATTAACTTTGGGCTAGCCTATGGGATGGGACCTCACAAACTTGCAGACACTCTTGATATAAGTACTAAAGCAGCTGAAGTTTTGATTGATAAATACTTTGATGCCTTTCCAGCTATTGGTGGTTTCTTAGACAAACTAGGAACCTTTGGTAAAAAGTATGGTTACATCAAAACGTTTCCACCTTACAATAGACGTCGTTGGTTTCCTACATGGTACCCACGTATATACCAAGAGAAGAGTCAAGCATTTGAACTTGGTAGTATAGAACGTGCTAGTAAGAACACACCTATACAGGGTGCATCAGCTGACATGACTAAGAAAGCTTTGATTCTTATCAGAGACTTTATCAAGTTGCATAATGCACCTGTAAAGATAGTCATGACAGTGCACGATCAGGTGGATACTATATGCAAAGATGACTATGCACAGGAGTGGGTAGTTGAAATGACAAGACTGATGGAGCAAGCGGCTCTTGAGGTAGTAACTAACGGTCTGTTGAAAGCAGACACAAATATTAGTAAATCATGGGAAAAATAAAATTATATAAACTAGATGCAAACGTTGCAAGAATACTTGCTACAGTGTCTAGATTAACTGAAGTCCCTATCAGTAAAATTAGAGGTAGACTACGAACCGGTGAAGTAGTTGCAGCTAGACGTATATGTATGGTACTTATCAATGATAAGTTGAAATATAGTACAACTGTAAATGCTGCTGTGTTTCGTAGAGATCATGCTACTGTGCTACATGCATTTAAAGTACACTCTGATCTTATGGATGTAGATAAAGCATACGAAGAGTTCTTCAATATATGTGCTACAGCTGTAGGTATCAAAGGTATGGGTGATTGCAATGATAAGGACGATATGATTGCTAAGTTTGCCGCACGTGTAGAATATCTTGAACACGAGAATGAAGAATTAAAAGAACAGATTAACAAAATAACAGAATTAGTATCATGATACATGAATTAGAATTAGAAAATGGATACACAGTCCAAGTTGATTATGAGTATGACGCACCTGAATTAGATTACAATGGTACAGGTTATCAGGGTGGTGCTACAATTAACGCTGTGTGGGTAAACTTAAACGATGCCAACGGCAAGTTAATAAAGGTAGACATCTTACATTTTATGACAGGCTTTGATGAGTTTAACAAAGATGAACTTGAAAGTATATTAGAAGAAAAATACGAAGACTATGAGCCAGATCCAGATAGATATAGAGATGAATAATCTTATTAAAGTAAAAGATGAAGAGCAGAGGAAAGCTATCAATGCTTGGGCTAATAACAAGTTTACTGGTAGTATTATTGCTGGTACTGGGTTCGGTAAGTCCAGGTGTGGCGTTATTGCTATTGGCAAGTCTTTGGATACCAATACTGATGCTAAAGGAGTAGTATTAGTTCCCACTAATCAGTTGCAGGAACAGTTCAAAGAAGAGTTTATCAAGTGGGGCTATGAACATATACTAGACCGTGTTGATATTCTATGCTATGCGTCTGCATACAAACTAGAGAATGAACACTATCATGTAGTTGTATGTGACGAAATACATTTAGGCCTATCACCTGAGTATCGTAAGTTCTTTGAGAACAATACTTGGGATAGGATACTATGTATGACTGCTACACTACCAGAAGAGTTTGAATACAAAGAGATACTCTTTGGTCTTGCTCCTACTGTGTATAAAATATCACTTGATAAATGTGTAGAGTTAGGACTAGTATCACCTTATCAGATTATATGTATGCCTGTTAAACTAACAGACATTGAAGAACAAGAATACAAGAAAGCAAATAACACATTTGTGTACGCTAAGTATTGTCTTGGACAGTTTGATGCGTTTGACCGGGCTAAACATATCATGGGATCAGGTAAACATACAGCTAGCAATGCGGATAAAGCTGCAGCTGCACAGTTTTACAGATCTATCAGGGCTCGTAAGGCTGTAGTAGATCATGCTGATAACAAGGTAGCAGAGCTACAAAAGATTGTTATCAAGAATATAGGAGAAAAGATACTTGTGTTTGGTGGTAGTAACGAGTTTACAAATAAACTTGCAGATGCTACTGAAACATTCTCTTCTATATACCACAGCGGTAGGACAAAAAAGCAGAAGGAACAAGCGTTAGCAGATTTTAGATCAGGTGATAAGCCTGTGCTATGTTCTACTAAAGCTTTGAACCAGGGCTTTGATGTTGCTGATGCAACTATGGCTGTAATATGTGGTTTGACCAGTAAGGCCTTGACTATGATACAGCGTGTGGGTAGAATCATACGCTATCAAGAGGGGAAGATAGGTAAGATATATGTCTTGTATGTAGAAGGCAGTCAAGAAGAAAAGTGGTTGAAAAGCAGTGTTAGAAAACTAGATAATGTTACCTGGTTACTTGATAATTAGGTACATTTTTCGTAAATTTATAGGCTTATGCAAGTACAAATTGACGTAAATTTATTGGTTGAAAATGGCATCAGTGCTGATGATTTTTTAGCACTGTATGCTATATACAGAAAGGGTTTCAAGACTCTAGATAAATTAAAACTAAATCCTAACTGGGATGACTTACAATCCAAAGGATATGTAAAGCTTGGTGACAGTGTAGAGAAGCACATCATACGCCAAGAGTTTATAGATTTATTTTCTAGTGACTTTGATCAGATGTTTGCAGAACTAATTAGTACGTATCCAATGAAGGTATCAACTAACAGAGGGTACAGAATATTACATGCAGCAGATCCTAACTGTAAATCAAATCAGAAAGCTAAAGCTAAATACAGTAGAATCGTAGGCACTAAAAAGTTTGTACACGAAAAGATAATGAAGTTATTGAAGGTACAACTACGGGTAGAGCGCGGTAAGCTAGAGTATATGCAGCAGCTTGAAGTATGGTTGAACAATCATACTTGGGAAAAATACATAAACATGGACGAAAATGCAGGACAATCAGAAAACCGTATCACAAGACGGCTCTGATGTATTCAAAACTAGAGGGTTTCAAAAGATAGATAAGGCTGTTAACCAGTCTATAGCAGTTGTAAAGCAAGCCAAACTTGGTAAGCGCAATGTGCTAGCTACGTCTTGGAAAAGACTAAACAAGAATCTTCTAGGTGGATTACAGAAGGGCAAGATGTATGTGATAGCTGGCCGTCCCGGTGTGGGCAAGTCAGCATTTAGCAATCAACTTATCTTTGATGTACTAGATACAAACAAAGCTAAGAAACTAATAGTATTATACTGGACCTTTGAGATGCCCGGTTACCAACAGGTAATGCGTAGTGCATCTAAAGATGTAAAGAAACAGATGTCAGATCTATTGTCAGTGGAGTCACCGCTGTCAGATATAGACTTCAAGACCTATGCATCTAAGGTACAAAAGTATGGTAACTATCCGATATACTTCAACAACATACCTCGTAGTATGGAGTATATAATGAATACAAACGAGGAACTATTTAATCAGCATCCAGAGCACACAGTAATTAATCTGTTCGACCATTCACGTTTGATACGTGGCAATGAAGATACAGAATTACGTAGGCTCAATACAATATCCAAGGGTTGTATGTGGATGCAATCAAAGCTTGGAGTTATTAATATATTATTATCACAGCTCAATCGTAACATAGAACAAGAACATCGTGCTAAGAATCAATACCAGCCACTGCTAACAGATTTGTTTGGGGGTGACTCTATTGGTCAGGATGCGCATGTTGTTATGATACTAAACAGGCCGTATGATTTGTATGGCATTACAGAAACTTATTGTGGTGAAAATCCACAAGGGTTGTTGGCATGTCACATGGAAAAGAATCGTGATGGTCTACTTGGTATGATTGGATATGAAGCAGACATGAGTACGTTTAACATTAAAGAAAGAAACTAATATGATTACATTACCAAAACAGAAAGTAAAGGCGACGCGCAAGTCACCAAAGAACATGGTAATCTATGGTCCACCTAAGATAGGTAAGACTACAGCATTATCACAACTAGATGATTGTTTGATTATCGACTTGGAAGATGGTTCAGATATGGTTGACGCACTGAAGGTGCAGGTCAATGATCTATCAGAACTAACTGAAGTTGGAAAAGCAATTATGAAAGATGGCAGACCATACAAGTATATTGCTATTGACACTATCACTAAGCTCGAAGAGTGGTGTGAAGAAGATGCAAAGAGAATCTACATGGCTACACCTATGGGTAAGAACTTTGAACAAAAGAATCCAGGTGCATCTGTACTATCTTTGCCTAACGGTGCAGGTTATCTGTACCTACGTATTGCATACAAGAAATGGATTGATAGACTAAACAAGTTGGCGGATCACGTCATACTAGTTGGTCACCTAAAAGATAAGATGCTTGAGAAGAAAGGCAAAGAAGTCGCTGCCAAGGATCTTGACTTGACCGGTAAGATTAAGTCTATCACATGCGCAAACGCAGATGCTATTGGTTATATATACAGAGAAGATGATGAGACTATGGTTTCATTTAACTCTTTGGATGATGTGACTGCAGGCTCACGTTGCGATCACTTAAAGGGCCAGACCATGCCTTTAGAATGGTCAAATATATTTATTGATTAACCGCGTAAAATTTTAAATCATGATTGAAGCACGCACAAACAATCCTGGCGAGGCCACGCAGAAAAACGAAACCCCAAACACTATTACAGTATCTATGATCTTGGAAGATCTTGACAACGGCATTGACCGTACAGGTATCCAAGAGAAGTATGGTCTAGAAAAGTGGGAAGTAACACAGATGTTCCAGCACCCAGCATTGAAGGGTAAGAAAGCTAGAAAGATCCGTAAGTTATCTTTTAACTTTGTAGATGATACAGCTGGAGATCCTAATCAAACTAGCATTCCTGTAGAATCTGGTCCTGATGTAGATGTACACACAGAAGCATCTATGACTGTAGAAGCTACACCTGAGTTATCAGACAAGGTCTTTATGTTAGAAGAAGATGAAGAAGATCCTCTTATAGGTGAGTATGGTGAAGAAGATGAATTTTAATTATTAAACTAGTTTATTTATGGCAATTAAAAGCAATGACAGTA